CTGCTGCTCGACGACCTCGGGCAGGGGACGAGCGGTGTTGCCGTTCACGATGCGCCGGGCGCCGACCGGATCGCAGCGGCCGGGGCCGAAGAAGTCCGACAGCCGCGCCCCGGTGAACCAGCCCTCGCCCATGCCGTGAAACAGGATCGCCGCCGCCACGTCCGGCCGCAGGGCCAGAGCGGGCCGGTCCACCAGATCCTCGTCCCCCGCCAAAAGGCCCAGGGCGTGCAGGCGCGCGCTCGCCCGGGCGTAGTTCGCCCGCCACGTGAGCTGCACGTAGCCCCGGCCCCAGAAGCCGCTCGGCCCGTAGGGCTTGCCCCGGCCGCGCCCGAACTCCTCGATCGGCTGCATCGTGCGGGCCGTCTCGTGGAAGGCGGTCGCGAGGCAGTAGGCCGTCTGCGCGACGCCGAGATCCGGTGGGCAGGCGCCGAGGATCGTCTCCAGGCCGGTGACCTGCCCCGGCGAGAGCCAGCCGGGGAACGGGGCAAGGCGGGCCGCAGCAAGGAACGCGGCGCGAGCGTTGGGGCTCGGCAGGGCCGTCATGTCGTCCTCGCGATGGGGGTGGGTCGAGCGGCGCCCGCTTGCGGCGCCCTTTTGCGGCGGCGCAGATGCTGACGGTGCCGACGCCTTCAAGGACCGTCGGCACGGCGATGGTCCCGTGACGCAGGCGCTCGGGCGCTGCGTCAGCCGATGCGCGCGTCCGGAGGAGACGGGTGTGCCCGGGAGATGCCCCCCCTTGCGTCAGTTCATCGGATCGAATTCGGCGCTGAACCGGAACAAGGCCGCCGCCGAGCCGCTGCTTCCGGTGACCTGCAGCGAGAAGGTCTGTCCCGCCGCGACGGGCGCCGCGCGCGACGTGTCGGTGCAGGCTTGGACGGCACCGGTGATCGTGCAGGCCAGGGCGGTCTGTCCCCCGTTGACGATCACGATGGCGGTGTAGGATTGCCCGGTGCCGGGGCTGGCGTTGGTGGCGACGGTCAAGTTCCGCAGCGTCCCGGCGAAGGGCATCGGAATGTTGACGGTGCTCTCGTTGCTCGAGATGCCGGCCCCCACGAACTGCGGGGCGGTCGCGTTGGCAGGGTAGGCCGTTCCGTTGGCGCTGCCGGTGACGACCTGCCGGACGGCTCCGGAATAGCGGCCATTGACGTTGCCGGTGGTGTAGCTGCTCGCCGTATCCCACACGGTCGACGGGCTGGCCGACCATATGTTGCCCGCCATCGCGTAGGTGCCGGGCGAGTAGGCTGCGGCGGTCCAAACCGACCCGCCCGCGGGCGACCCGCTGTCGATGTTGCCGGTGATGACGCCCTTCCGCACGCTGTTCAGCACAAGCGAGGCGGTTCCGATCAGGTTGAAGTTGTTGCCGATCACGGCGAGATCGGGGATGGCGCCCGAACCATCGCTGTCCGCGACGAGGCCGAAGTTGAGATTCAGGAAGTCGTTGCCGACGACTTTCGTGCCCCAGCCGACGTTGGGCGCAATCTCGATGCCGATATTGCTGGGATTGGTCGTCGCTCCGGCCGAGCCGATGTAATTGCTGATGATGCCTGCTTCGGCTGCGTTGTTCTGGACTGTGATGTTTCGGACGATGGCCTGATCGACCACGTTGTTGATGACGCGGGTATAGAGGCTCGAATTGATCTCGATGGCCTGGGGGCCGCCGAGCAGAAAGAAGTTGCGCGAGATCACCGCGCCCTCGATCCGGTGAGCCGTGCCGTAGACGTCGCTGGTGGCGTAGAGCGTCTGTCCGCTCGCCACCGTGGCGGACGAGGCCGGCGAACCCGAGACGGGATAGGTGAAGGTCGCCGGCCCGGTGACGGTGATCGGCGCCGAGTAGGTGATGTTGTAGGCGGCCTGCGCCGCCCCCCGGATGGCGACATAGGTGCCGGTTGTGTAACCGTGCGGCGAGGACGTCGTGACGGTCGCGACGCCGCCCGCGGAGGTGATGCTGCTGATCGCGACCTTCGGGATGCCGTACTGCGTCTGCAGGATACGGACGCCGTTCCCGCCGTTGCCGTAGCCGCCGAACCCGTAGAGCGTGTTGCCCGTGATTTCGTGGTTGTGACCCCAGGTATCGAAGCCGTAGCACCAAGCGGTCGGGTCACCGAGATAACAGCTGCCGTTGCTGATCTTGACCGTGTCGCCGTAGGCCAGGACGAGATAGCCGCCCGGCGGATTGCCGTTGAACCCCATGCCGTCGAGCGTCGTCTGGGTCGAACTCTTGTCGATGATGATGGCGCCCGAGCCTTTGCCGATCGTGTCGATGGTGAAGTTGCGCAGCGACATCAGCGCCGTCGAGAACGCCCCGACGTTCGGCGCCACCCATGGGTTCACATCGGACGGATTGCCGATCTGGAACGCGGCGTAACCGGGCGCGAGGGGCTTCATCACCGTCTTGTCGCGACCCGCGCCGCTGATCGTGATGTTGCTGCCTGACAGTAAGGTTGTGCTGCCATAGGCGCAGAGGCCCGGCGGAAGCAGGATCTCCCGCCCCGCCACGTAGCCCTTGCCCGCGTTGAGCGCCCTGGCCAGGGCCGGCACGATGTCGGAGGTGCCATCGCATTTCACCCCGAAATCGGCGGCCTGCAGCGTGTCCTGCATCTTGTCGTCGTAGCTACGGACGACGGCGCCGCTCTCGGGACGCTGGAACGGGATCCTGTTGCCGGGCTTGGCGACGCTCAGGTTGTCGGGCGTCGCGGTGTACAAGTTGTTTTGCCATCGGCCGAGCGCAGGACCGCCGGGCAGGATGACCCGTCCCGCACTGTCGATCCGCCCCGGTCCCAGAAGCTGATCGGCCTGGGCGGATGCCGAGGGGAAGGCGAGCGCCGTCAGCGCCGCCGCGACGAAGCGTGAGAAGGGCATCACAGGGTCCACAGGTTGCTGCCGTTGGAGTGGAGCACGGCCTTTTGGTAGGGGCTCTGCATCGTCACGTTCGGCTCGCTGCCGATGCTGTCCTGCCCTGCCGCCGCGATGATGATCGGGTTGCTCGTCCCGCAGGCGCCGCTCTCGTCCGCGATGCAGAGGGGCTGCCCCGGCGGATAGGTGGCGGCCGGTGGGAGTGTCAGCGTGCGAGGAGCCGTCAGCGCGGCGACGCCGACATAGGTGTCGGTCGCCTTCACCGGGTAGTTCGTGTCGTTGACCGCCGAGCGTCCGATGGACGGCACGCCCAGAGCCGCGCGAGCCGCCGCGGCGTCCGTCGCCCTCAGGACAGACCGCCCGATCTCGGTGCCATCTGTGATCGCCGCCGCCGCGATCTGCGAGGGGCCCGCTGCGCCCTGCGCGGTGGCGACGATCAAGGTCAGCGTGGTGCTCTGCGAGACCAGAGCCGCCGCCGGGATCTGATCGATCGTGCGGGTGTCCGCCACGTCGAAGACGTCGAAGACGATGACCCCGAGGGTCTGCCGCGTGCCCAAGGTGTCGATCCGATAGACGAGAATGCGGGTCCTCTCCCTGGGATCGCTCCCTGCGAAGCCGCTGGTCGCGAGGGCGGTGAGCGCACGCGGGGCAACGACCTTGAACTTGCCCTGCCCATCGGACACCCGAACGATGCCGCCATTGGCGGGGGTGAGCGGTTGAAACGTCTGGTAGCCCGGCAGCCACAGTTCGCCAAACAGTTGTGATCCGGTGAGATCGACGGCTGTTCCCGATGCATCCTGCAGCGTGCAGGGGATCGTCCAGTCGTCGCGCTTCCAGCGCTGGAGGGGCGTGATCGCGTTCATGCCTGCACCTGCTGATTGGTCCCGGCGATGACCCAGGCCCTTCCGTTGTCGGTGACTTCCACGCCCGTGCCCGCGTTGGCGGCTTCGAGAAGGCCGGCGGCGTTCGGCGCGCGGCCGTCCGAGGCGAAGGCTTTGCGCCCGCGACGGCCCGGGCGGGGCAGGTCGGCGACGGCGTAGGACGGCAGGATCGGCGCGGTGAGCGGAAGGCCGGCGGCGAGCTGTCCTTCGACCGTGCCGAGGCGCGCGGCGATGGCGCTCACATCCGGCGCGTAGAGCCCGGCGAAGGTCACATCCCGCGCGCCGAGAAGCGAGACGCCGGTGGCTCCATCCGAGCCGTAGGCGCGCAGGAATGGCCGCCAGGAATGGGCCCCCGCCGGCGGCGCAATGACCGGCCCGGCACCACGCGGCGACGGCACTCGGACGCTGACGGTGCGCGGGCCGTCCTGCACCCGCAGATTGCTGTCCCGCGCCACCAGAGCCGAGCCGGCATCGCCTCCGGCCTGGTCGAGCCATTGGATGCCGATGTCGACCGCGTTGTTGTTCGGATCGAGCACGTCGGCGATGCGCCAGTAGCGCGTCCTCAGAACATAGATCGCGTCAAGGTCCCACCGGATCGCGACGCGAGGGGCGATGGTGCCGCCGCCGGTGACGGCATAGGCGCGTCCGAACGCGAACGGCGTACTGCCGGCGGGGTCCAGCGGCGAGGTGCTGGCCGTGGTCCCGAGCGGACCGCCGGTGAAGGCGGCAGGACATTCGCCGGGCTGATCCGTGGCGAGCAGAGCCGTCAGCGCCGCGAGGAAAGCGGAGTCGATCGTGCGGCCGAGCCCCGAGACCGCGGCCTGACGAGCGGCGGCTTCCTCGTCGATACCAGCGCGCAACAGGCTGTCGGCTTGAGCCGCGCTGTGGCCGAGGCTGTCGATGGCCGAGGAGAGGTTTCGACCCTGTTGCTGGAGATTGTCCAGCAAGTCGAACGCTGCACCGATGGCGGCATAGTTTTGTGCCGGCGAATTCGCCGGTGACGGCCCGGGGAGCGACATGGAAACTCCTGAGGATCAGAATGCCTCGATCAGGTCGAGGGACACCGACCCGGCTCGACTGAGCTGCAAGTGCAGTGCGCCGGTATCGTCCGAGGCGAGGCGCATCCGGCAGACCGGGCGCCCGAACTCGACGGGGGTGGCCGCCGGATAGTCGGCGCGCGTCCAAGGACGGACCTCGATGTCGATCTGCCCTGGCTTCGCATCACCGACGTCGGCGCCGGGATCGCCCGTCAGCAAGGAGGTGATGAGGTGGAGACGGCCGGCGATCGAGCACATCATGCCAGGCTGGAGCAAGCCACCTCGATTGCGCTGGATCGTCAACGTCGCCGTATTGATCGGCGCGGGAACGGCGATCTGAAAATCCAGGGCCGACGCGGTGTCGGGATTGGTCTCGAAGGCGGGATCGTAGGCCGAGGCGACCGCGCCCATCCCATAGCTGATGCCGCCGCCGGTCATCGGATCCACGAACCACGGCGCCCGCGACACCTCCACCGGCCCGACGATCCAGACCTGCGACCGGCCGAGGGCGAGCGCGGCGCGCATCGCCAGCACCGTCTCCCGGGTGCCGCAGGGAATGGTCAGCGACGCGGCCCAGCGCGCGGCCGGGGATCGGGTCAGCTGCTCGTGGCCCGAGAACGACTGGCCCCCCGTCCGTGTGGCGTTCTTCAGCCCCCATTGCTCGGCGGAGGGCACGAGGATCGGGTTCCAGGGCCGATCCGCCATCAGGCCACCGTCACCGTGATCGGGCCTGCGGTGCTCGACGCGTCGCCGAAGCCGGAGGCGTTGAAGGCCCGCACCCAGTACGTCCAGGTGCCGGCGGGGCGCGCGTCCGTCCCGTCGAAGGCTTGGTTCGGCGCCCCGTTGAAGGTCTTCACGGCCACCGCGTTGGCGAAACTGGTGGTGGTGGATCGGTAGAGCCGCGCGGAGGCGAAGTTGGCCGCGTTCGGTGCGGTGAAGGCGAAGCGCGCTTGGCCCGGGCCGCCCGTCACCGCGAAACCGGCCGGCGCGCCGGTCGGGGTCGTGTCCGCCGCGAGGGTGAAGGGGATCGTGTCGCCCCAGTCGCCGATGGACGTGCTGGACAGCCACGCCACCTGCGCCTCGTACTGTCCGCCGTCGTCGAGGGGCCCGGCCACGGCGGCGCCGTCCTGGCTGGCCATGTCCGCCCACTCGCCCGTGCCGGCGGCCCTGAACCGACCGATCAGCACGAGGTCGATCCGCCCCGCGACCGGATTCGCGGTGAAGCGGGCCGCGAGGCCGGTGACCTGCCCCCCGGTGCTGGTGCGGATCGCCTGATACGCCACGCCGGTCGGGACCGCTGCCGGCGCGGGCGAGCTCGCGTCCGGCAGCGGTGGCGCAGTGCCTTCCTCCGACGGGGACCATGCATAGGCTGAGGCATCGAGCGAGGCGAGATCGAGCACGGGCTCGGCCTTGAACGGCCCGGTGAGCTTGCCGGCCGAGGGCGTAAAGGTGGCGTCGATGCCGAAGGACGGCAGGACGAGGCGCACGGTCGGTTCGCCATAGGCCGGCAGGCCGGCCGGCGAGAGCCGCAGGCCCGTGCGTGTCCCCCTCCGGGCTCGGATACAGCAGCGGCACGTCCTCGTCGCAGACGTCCGCCAGGGCGGCGAAGCTGTCGAGGTCGATCTCGCCGAACGGGATGCCGTAGCCGCTCCCGTCGTGCAGATAGTCGAGCAGGACGATGGCGGCGTTGTCCGACCACGCCCACGTCGCCCGGTCGGCCGGGTCGTGGGCCGGGTTGCGCGGGTCGTAGCAGGCCACGAGATCGGCCACGAGGCGCACGTCGGGCGCGCCCTCTGGGAAGATCTTCTCGCCGTGCTTCAGGGGCGTCGCGACGACCACGCTGTAGGCCAGCCCCTTCAGGCGCGCGGCGGGGGTCCAGTAGCCGTAGCGCGACAGGGCGGCCGAGACGCCCTGGTCGTCGGTGCCGAGGTAGGATTCGATGGCGATCTTGCCCTGGTAGAGGCGGTCGGGGACCACGCCGCCATTCTGGGCCACGAGGCCCGTTCGGACGTCGCCGAGCCAGACCTCGCGGATGTGGCAGAGCCTCCCGGCGAAATGCACGACGCCGCGTGTGAGCACGCCGCCCTGCACGTCGAGGAAGAAGATGGCGCCGCCCAGCTTCTCGCGGCCGTGCCCGCCCCGGCGCGGCGGGATCGCCTGGCGCACCGTGACCTGCGCGTCGTTGCGCTTCTGGGCGGGCGTCAGCGCCTCGACCACCTGTTGCAGGGCGAGGAAGGCCCCGGAGATGACCGCGTAGCCCACGACCGTCGCCGTCGTGACGCCGAAGATCGTCGTGCCGGCGAGCGCCGTCTCCGCCAGCAGCGCGGTCC